TACTATTTCATTACCGTTATAATAAATACAGAACTAGACATTAAACGGAATACTCAATGAACCTCAAAGATTTACTACCAAAGTTCATGAAGAACAAGGTAAAGAACGAAACAAACTTCATTGGTCGTACATCTATTGGACTAAGTAACCCCGGCAAATACATGGGGCTAGACCTCCACTCTGATACCTACGCATCAGCATTCCCTAGTATCCGCGCCATTTCAAATGAGTACATGACCGTATTGCCAAAGGCTATTGGCTCAAACGGACAACCTGTGCAAAACAACAACATCGTCAACGCACTATTCCACCCGAACCAGATGGACAGTGTTGTTTCATTTAATGAGAAGATTGCAGTATCTACGCTTGTACTACCTAAAACCTATATCCTTGTATGGCGCAAAGAGGGTAACGAAGCAAAGCCAGGTGGCGACTTTGGATTCAAAGGCTCAAAGATTGCAGGTTTTACATTCCTAGAAAACCCAGGCATCTCAAGACGCGACGGCAAGACTTGGTACAACATGGGATCACAGTGGTTTACCGAAGATGAAGTCATGGTGTTGTCTGCTGGTGTTGACCCTCATAATCTCTATGGTGGCTATTCACCAACGATTGCTGCGTGTCGCTGGATTACCCTAGATGATTACATTGCTGACTTTCAAAAGGGCTTCTTTGAAAACAACGCTATCCCTGCCGGTATGTTTAAGATTACCGCTGCTACAGTAACGGAATACGAAGACATTGTGCGTAACATGAAAGCCCGTCATAAGGGTTCAGGCAACAATAACAATGTTACTTACTCACATGCTCCGATTGACCCCACTACAGGTAAAGCGGCAGAAGCAAAGATTGAGTTCATTCCATTCCAGCAATCGAACAAGGACATTGACTTCAAGAGCCTATTCGAGCAAGCTAACCGCCGTATTGACCAAGCTTATGGCGTATCTGCTTTCATTAAGGGTGTAGACGACTCGCCGAACTATGCAACTGCTCAAGTATCTGAAGCTAACTTTGCGAAACGTGCCGTCCTGCCACTTCTTACGAGAAACTATGCACAGATTACCCATGAGCTGAACCGTATTACTGGCGGCATGGGCGTGGCGATTACGTTTGATTACGACATTCCATCTGTTGCAGACGAAGAGAAGGTAGTAGCAGAGACAAGCGTTATCCACGCAAACCTCGTCACAACGCTTGAGACATCAGGTTATTCACTTGATACTATCGTGGACGCTTTTGAACTACCTGCACGTATTAAACTGCTTAAAAAGGGTGAAGCCCCTGCCGTAATTGAAAACGACAAAGCGGAAGTTGATGAGGGTGACGAAGTGAACGACTCACCAGACCCAGAGAAGATTGATGGCGTGACACCGCTGAATAACAAGACAGAAAAGGAACTCCACTGCAAAGACTGCGACCGATTCCTTGGCACTACCACACAGGATAGCTACAGCGATAAAATAAAGTGTTCAAATAGTAAATGCAAGGCGCTCGATATTCCTGTTATCAAGGAGGCAGCGAACGCAGAGACTTTAAAAGCACAGCTGACGAAGACTGACGAGGAACTGTACCAGACCGATTTAGAGGTCGCTACACGCGACTTCATGCGTAAAGAGGTAACTCGTGCCGTTGATGCCGTAGATGGCGCTCAGGACGCAACACAAGAGGAATTAGACGACTTTATAGAAGACGCTATGCGTACAATCGTGAGTATTCTTGTTGCGAGTGGGTCAATTCAGTATGCAGAAGGTATTGCATTGCTTATTGCTGAAGGACTTAATGGCGAAGGTACAAGCTACTTCCAATTATCAGACGATCAGGTTAGCCGATACCGTGCTTACCTTCGCAATGTAGGGGACTCATATTCGTCTGATACGCAGAAATCTATACAAACTGTACTTGATAAAGCTAATGTAAACGGCTGGAACTCCCAGGAAATCAAAGCAGAACTCCGCAATATTATGAACACCGATGAGTACCGCGTGACGAGGCTGGCCCGAAGTGAGCTGAATCGCTCGCAGCAGGCAGGCAACGTCTACAGTATGGAGCAGATTACCGATGAAACAGAGGTAAAGTTTAACAAGGTATGGAATGTTAATAACCCTGATGCATGTAGTGGCTGTCGGGCGCTCGATGGCAAGGTTGTTTCGACTAAAGGCGTGTTCCTAGCTAAGGGTTCGAGCATTACAGGTGATGACGGCAAAGTGTACACGAATGATTTTGTATCAATGGACGTTTGCCAACTTCATCCAAATGATACTTGTAACATGACTTGGGAAGTCGCTTAAAGGAGATAAAATGAAAGATTATACAATACAGCAAGGTGAAACTCTACGGCTCACAGTTACCGTGACCGAAGAGGGCGCTCAAACTGCCGAACTTGTTGCAGTGAAAGGTGTAGATACTATCGAAACAACAGTTAACTTTGACGGCCTAGTCGCAGACCTTACGACTAACACACCTATTGACCAGGAGCCGGGTGATTATCCATACTATGTCCGAATTACTTGGGAAGATGGCTCGGTAGATGTCCTTACCAAAAACGATAAGTGCGATGGTGATTGTCCAAAGCCAGTAATAACAGTTTGTGAGCTTATCGGAACGGGGTCATAATGAATATCAAAGTTGAACAAGTTACTCGCAGAGTAAGGGCATACTTTATTACCCGAAAGACATCTGTCAGGAGAATTAGCAGAGCCATAAAAGTATCCAAGACGGGGCGCTGAATATACTAATGTCTCGCTATTTTCATATTCTCTATAATATTAGATAGGACGATACATAAGCTCAGAAGGGCGTTGAGTTCGAAGAAAGGTACATTTAAAAATGTCAAAGCAAAACTTCTATAGGTTCGTCAAAAACGAAACTGGAGGATCAGAGCTTTACCTAGAGGGTGTTATCGCAAGCGAAAGCTGGTTTGACGACGAAGTTAGCCCCAAGCAATTCCGTGAGGAACTAGATAAGCATCCAGGCGCTATCACAGTAAGGATCAATAGTCCTGGTGGTGACGTTTATGCTGGAATGCAAATCTATGGGATGCTAAAAGACCGAAACAGTGACGTAACAATTATTGTGGATGCTTTAGCAGCTTCAGCCGCTTCATACATCGCGATGGCTGGTGATAAAATTATCATGAACACAGGTTCAATGATGATGATTCACAAAGCAAGCATGATGGCATGGGGTAACGAAGATGCAATGCTTGAGGTAGCTGACTATTTGCGTAAGGTAGACGGTAATCTATTACAAATATACGCTGCCAGAACAGGTAAGACAGAGGAAGAAATTAAACCCCTGCTTGCAAAAGAAACCTGGTTTACCGCAGATGAAGCCGTTGAGATGGGATTTGCTGACGAAGCTGTTCCAGGCAAGACTAAGCTCTCAACTGCCGTGGATAGTGCTCTTGGATATACGCAAAAGGTAAAGGACGCAGCAATGCAACCAGTAATGAACCTACAGGCTCGTATTAAAAACGAATCGGAAGAGAAAGTAGAGGAAGCAGATGCTACCAATACTACCGAACCAGTTGAGGAAACTGCTGAACAAGCAGATGATACTCAACCCACAATTAAAGAGGAAACAGCAGATGAAGTCACCGGGCAAGACGATAAAATCGCTGTAATCAAACCAGAAGTACAGGAAGTGACTACCCCTGTTACCGAAGAAACTAAACAACCAGTCAATAAAGTAAAGGAACCTAAAGCAATGACAGAAATTGCAAAATCACAGGTCATCGAACCTAGCAACCAAGCTAAGGTTGATGCCCCTGTTGTAAACGCTAAAGAATGGTTCAAGACCAAAGATGCTGTTGAAGCATTCACAATGGCTCTTGCCAACAACCCTGGTAAATCATTTAACGACGTAGAAGTCCAAGACGCTTACAAAGCTTCACAGATTACTGCCGGAATTACTGACCCAAGTATTTTCACCCTACCTGAACCAGTTATCACTTCAATCGAAGACGCTGTTAAATCAGGTGAAATCTACAGCCGTATGAACCACTCAGGTCTTGATGTATTCAAGCTTGTATGGGATGACACTGACGCTGATGTTGATACTAGCCGTGCAGGTGGTTTCGTACCATCTGTATCTCGAACCAAAGACCAACAGGTTCTTGATTTCGAAGCTCGTGTTATCCGCGCTCAGTACATCTACAAGTACCTTGTACTCGGCAAAGAAACAATCCGCGAGAACCGATCAACAGGCGCATTGGTACGATTCGTACTTAATGAACTTCCTGTTCGTATCATCCGCGAACTTGAGCGAGCTGCTATCATCGGTGACGGCCGTGCAGGTGGAAATAAGCGAAAAATCACTAGCTTCGTTTCAGTTAAAGCTGATGCTGATGCTGACAACGCCTTCGCTACGGTCTACACCCGAACTACTGAACAGAGCCTTGCTGAAGCGGTACGCCGTGCAGCTACTCTTGTTGAAGCAGACGGTGAAATCGTATTGATTGCGAAGAAGGGCTTTGCTGTTGATGCACAGTTCGAGCGCAACAGCCTAGGTGACCTATTGTTCCCTATCGGTACAAGCGCAGCAGCAGTTCTAGGTGTCACGACTATCATCGAGCCAACATGGTTTACTGATACGACTGACCCTGATAATGACGCTTACCTCGTAGTCCTGAGCAAGTACCTCACGGTTGGTGATAACAGCATTGAAGCATTCACAAACTTCAAGCTTGAAACTAACGAGAACGAGTTCTTGCAAGAAATCTACAAGGGTGGCGCTCTTGCAGCTCCAAAGGCAGCAGTAGCAATCTCAGCAGCAACAGAAAGCTAATCTAATGGCAGCGTCACTGACACTACAGGAAAAACAAGCGCGAATGATGGTTGAAGAACTGTTGTGTCTTGACCTTGCCAGCGAAGTAGCGGAACGGACTTTTGATGCACGAGAGGGTTATAGGACAGTGTTTACAGGGATATTCAGTGACGTATCAAGCGTTACGGTGGATGGTGTGGCAGTAACAGACTATTACCCTGCGTTCTTTGATAAAAGGAATGGCAAGTTCTATAACTCAATCGTGTTCAAAGAGGAAGTGTGCGGCGAAGTAATCGTTGATGCGGATTGGGGATTTGATGATTGTCTACCCGCAGACCTTCAAGCCCTTGTCGATAAAGCGGTACTAGTCGTAAGTAAAACAGTGTCCCTAACAGATGTGAAGCGTAAACGAACCGAAGATTTTGATATTACTTATGGTGATTTATCAGAAGATGAAGTATTTGTGAAGCAAAACTCACTGGTAATCAGTAAGTACAGCATGTGTGACACGGGATACATAGTAAATGGAGCTACCTGTGGACACGGTGTTCGATGTATTTGTTAACGAACCATATACCTTCCTTACGATAAGTAGGGGTGGTGTTGCAGGTGACGGTATTACAGCCCGAACCGAAGCAATGGGCGTGTTCAAACTACGCAACGGCATGAACGTAAGTAACGATCAAGAAACCAAAACCTCTGATGCCACACTGCATATAAAGCCCTCTGAGACGTTTGTTTCAACAGGACTAACAGGACATGGTATTGAGTTTCAAGGTCGCACATACGAGATTGTAGGCACGACAGGTGGCAAGAACTTCGACACTGGTGTCATGGAACACTACCGAGTAACTTTACAGGAGCGTGGATTCGAGGATTTAACATGACATTAGTAGCAGTAATTCAGATGAAAAAAGGCTGGGATTCCACAAAAGGACTTGAAAAAGGACTGGCGGAGATGGCTACAGATATTCATGCAAAGGCTTCTATACTAGCACCGAAAGAGACAAGGGCATTAGTGAACTCTGGCAAGATTACCCGTATCGACGCAGAGGCGTACAAGGTGAGCTTCGGTTCATCTAAAGTCCCTTATGCAAGACGAAGGCACTTTGAAAACAATAAGACACCGAGTAGCCTTGGTTACTTATCTAAAGCCGCTGACGCAGTGGCTCGATCTGATAAGACGAAGTACTTTAGGCATAAGGTGGTAGACGTATGATTACCCTATCACTTCTAAAGCAGATGCAAACAGACGGTCTAGGTACTATAGATTCAGATTTATGGCACTTAGAAGTACCGCTGAATGGTCAGGGTACCCCAGCGATGGGTGCATGGATTGTCCCAAGAGGCGCACCTGTTTCAAGATTTAACGTCAACATACAGCCGTTTGACTTCTACTTTCGACATACAAACAAAAACACTTCACTAATGAAAGCAAAGCAGTTCCTTAATTATCTGCAAGAGTCTTACAGCGATGTATGCGAGCTACCAAGCTACGAGCCCATATTTAGTGAGACGTACTCTAACGTCACGATAAAGCCTACAGATGGCGTGTCCTACGTTGGCGAAGATGAAAATAGGAAGCTAGTCTTTGTGATTAGCGGTGAAATAAACTATAAAGAAAATAAGGAGAATTAAATGGCTCA